CGCTTTGCTCGCAAACTCGTCACTTGAACAAAATTGAACGGTTATGGTCTGTTAAAATGCCAAATTCCCCGGCATGATGGCAACCATCAAAACGGAGAGATGCCGGAGCGGCTGAACGGACCGGTCTCGAAAACCGGAGTAGGGGCAACTCTACCGGGGGTTCAAATCCCCCTCTCTCCGCCATTATTCAAGCACTTACCCGATTTCTTTTCAACGACCCCGGTCACACTTGGTATGATGTTGGTATACTCTCTTGGTATATTTCTAACCCTAGTCCTCATCTGATTGATCCAAAATAGGCCTGTTCAGGGTCGGCGACATCTTAACCTTCCTGTCGTAAACAAGCACCTGGCTTTCAGTCTTGTGACCAGAAAAAAGCTGCTTCTCTTTGGAAGAACCTTCATAGTCCGATATGCCTTTTGCCTTGATGTCGTGAAATGTGCACTTCATCGGGCGCCCTAATTTCTGACTGGCTGCAGCGCGAGCCTCTTCCCAAAGATCGTTGAATCCGCTTTTCGAATACTTCGTTTTCTTACTGCTGCAAATCACCATCTCCTTTCCGCCCAGACTTCTGCCAATCTCAACAGCGTTTCTTAAACGATCATTCCATGCTTTTATCTGTTTAACGCCAGTTTTGCCCTGCTGAATAAATATCCCTTTATCGCTGATTTGGGACCACTTCAGACCCATCACGTCAGAAACGCGTGCAGCGCATAGGTATGAGATTTCCATTCCGGCGCGAAGTGCTGGAGCAGCTTCTTGATAAATCGCCTGATACTCTTCATCAGTGATGTAAACCTCGCGGGCTTTAAGTGTGAATTTCCTGATACCTTTACATGGATTACCTTTCACGTACCCCCGCTCATAACCCCATCCAAATACACGAGACATACTGGCGACTTCCTGGTTCGCCTGATTTTTACTACTCAGTCCGCGCCGATCCATGAATATACGGACCTGCTCAATTTTAATATCGTCCGCCCTCATCTTTCCGAACACTGCCAGCAGTTGTTTCTGGTGCTGGCGGTAATCCTTTTGGGTGCGCGGAGCGAGGTCGGTATAGGTTGGGCTTCCCAAAAACATATTCCAGAGTTTTGAGAATGTCATAATGTCGTGCTGTTTGGCTTTCTCCTCTTCATATCTTTCCCATAATTTCGAAATGCTTGTTTCCCTGATTTTTCCCAGAGTGACGCTTAATTTCGTTCCCTTCGGTTTCCAGACGTAACTGTATTTGTTTTTAGTCACCCGCGGTGGCAGATGGTTATCTTTTGGATCTTTTCGTGGTCGTCCCATTGATAGCGTCGAAGTTAGGTTCTGTAGCGACATATTCATCAACCTTAGGTAATTCAGCCATATCTGGAGAAAGGTGCCTACGCAGAACGATAGGGCGATTCCGTCCGTCAGTGGTGAACGGAATGCCGTGACAACGTAATTGGCGTTGTTGATGCGTATAGCGCGAGTAGCCAGTTATCTCTGCAATTTCCTGAGGCGACAGCGTTAGTTTATGCATCGGTCAATTCTCATATTGACCGGCCAGTAAAATATAACTGGCCGGGAATCCAAATAGTGATATTTGCTAATCAGTTTTGAGTCAGGCGCTGCCAGATAGCAGATACGTATTTGACCTGGTGGCGGGCGTCAGACAGGGCATTGTGTTGATCGCCTTCAAACGGGATGTCGTAGCGAGCATTCGACCCAACCGCTTTACCCAGTTCAACGACGGTTCGCACGTCCCGGTAGTTCCAGTGCGGGATCGGGAAGGGGGTGTCGGCCAACTCAAATGCCGCTTCCAGAAGAGAACAATCAAACGAGCTGCCATTCCCCCAGAGCTGCACGTTCTTAGAACCGTTGGCTGCGTTCTCAGCGATGAAATCGAGAAGCTGCTCGAGCGCTTCCACCAGGCCGACCGTATCATCCACCACGATTGCAGATCGTGCTTCCGGCGATTGCTTCAGCCACCAGAGAATGGTGCTGGCGTCCGGCCTGGCCCCGAAGGACATCGACGATTCCAGGTTAATCACCTGATAATATTCAGCGCCGGTTATCCCGCTGGCCGGGTCAAAGAATACGGCCCCTACTGAAACGATCGGCGCGCCCGGCTTTTTACCCATAGTTTCGAGATCCACCATCAAGTGCGTGAACATGGTTTCCGAGTTTGAGGTATCAGCCCCTAGCGCCTCCAGTTCCTCTTTCAGACCCGCTTCCATCACCGCATAGGTTGTATCGAAAGCCACGGCGCCACAGTCAGGGCAACCGCCGCCACCTTCGGTACCACAGCCAGCGCAGACGGTTCTCGCTACGGCATCTGTTTGCGCAGCAACTGCATCAGCGCTTTTGCCTGGTGGTACCGCATCACCAGTTTCTCCTTCCTGCGGGTTAGTCTCTTCCATCTGCACATCGCTGGTGGTCTCCTCATTAACCGATGAACGGTCATCATTTTCTGGTTGTTTTTCGTTCATCAGGCCATCGATGGTGAATACGCCTCCGCCGAGGTTCGCAACCTGTGGCTGTTTGGCTAATTCCGCTTTCTCCGCTTCGATCTGCTCGTTAACTTCACTTTCCCAGCTCACTTCAGGGGTGTGGCGCGCCGCCGCCAGCATTTCCGCTGTAGGATTCTCGTGGTCGGTTTCGGTCAGGTTTGCGTGAATGTGTCCGCGAATATGCTTAGGCTCGAAATGAATTCCTTTAAAAGCGCTACGGATCAGCGCAAAAATTGCAGCGCGGGAATAATCCAGAATGCCGGGCGTTGCGCGCAAAGCTTCAGACCATTCTTTAAACGGACTGTGATTCGCTGCGACGATAGCTTGCGCCTCGCGGAAAACATCGCTCGGAATGTCATAAATATTGAAATCGGCTGACAGGGTTGCTAGTGCAATCTCAGTATCGAGACCGTCCAAACTGGGTTTGTAGTTAGGGGAGCGATCGGTCTTAACTCCGCCGCCTGGGTGCTCTGCCTCCTCAGGCTCAGCAACTGGCACAGGTAAGGTCAGCAACTCAGTTGCAGCATTGAATTCAGCCGTCATCGTTTGGTTCACGAACTCCAGATGAGCAACCGGATTTGAGTGGACGTTCTCCGGCGCGAGGCGCACCAGGTTGAAAATGGCTGCGCGATTGACTGCCAGAACGCCGGGTTGGTTGCGCAGAATTTTGCTCCACGATTTCCAGGGTTCTTCTTTGTTCGCAATAATTTCTTTGGCACGGCGCGCGATGCCGCCCGGGATTTCCCGATAGTTGAAGTCCATCGGCAGCAGGGCGCAGGCGATCTCCTGATCCAGTGTGTCCAGTGTGTGATGGACACCGGCACCGCGGTCAGTGGCATACCCGCCATCGGCATTGGTCCCGGCGTCAGTGCGCTGCACGAGGTTAATGCGGTTGCCGGCGGCCCATTCGCGCGTCAGGATCCCGCGATCGATATATGGGGTGGCTACCCAGGCTTTAGTGAACTGTAAAAGTAACGCCAGCTCATGGCGTTTATCCATGCTGAATACTTCTTTAATCGCCTTCGTATAGCGCCACAGGTCCTTGGTATCAAAAGCCTTAACCTCTGCGAAATTCTCTGCGGCCAAAAGCAGGTTCTGGACATATCCGTTATCCGTGTCCATTTCCATTAAGTGAAGCTCCGCGTGTTCTTTGCGGCTGATATGGTGGCGCAGTTCGTCAGCTGTCAACTGAGCCAGGAGCTGTTTGCGGAATGGCATTTTACAAACGGGATAATGAGCGCCCCCGTCATCATGTTTACTGATCCTCAGGCCATGCTCAAACAAGTTCTCATGTTCTTCTTGGACTGGAGCGGTATCAATGGTGGTTACCGCCGCGGCAGGCTGATTCGCATCACTCATGGTGCTATCCGGGGTGATGGCGGTTACGCTCTGAGATGCGGTGCCGGGGATCACGTTCCAGGTGCGTTGGTCTTCGGCCAGCTGGTAACGCTCGCACCAGGTAAAATCGACGGTGCTTTCTTTCGGCAGATCATTGAAGACCGGGAAATCAGTGCGGACCGGCTTCAGGTAATCTTTGCCGCGGCCGGTTTCGATGCCTGCATCTTCCAGCTCGACATCCAGTTGCAGCGCTGCGCGTGATTCCGTTTTGGCTGTAAACCACAGAACGCCGTCAGTTTTTCCTGATTTCTGGGTTGCCTTAATATGATAAAAAAATTCCATCTTGAAGCCTCATTTGGGTGTAAGATACCCAACAGCTGATGATCGCCGCCTTGGGTAGTGGTCATTGGTTAAAACTCGATTCCGGAAAGCTTTGGTCGGCTGACCGGGTACTTAACCCGCCTTGCGCGGGTTTTGTGCTTATTGGACGCTGGTTTTTTTCGCCAGCTGGGAGACAAGCACGCCATCAAGCGCATCCAGCACAGGGTCGAACGTGGTGTTCGACGGGATCTTGCTTACTGCGCGGATTACTGCTGAAACTGAGATATCACCTTCACGCAGGCTGTAACCGCCGCCGGGCCCTCTGTGCGAGGCCACCAGATTGCCGCTGCGCAACCGCTTAAAGATTTGCTCCAGGTAGGAAACCGAGAGCTTCATTTCTTTACTCAGTGTGGCGAGCGGTACCGGTGTGCCGCAGTAGATTCTGTCCAGAACTGCAACGGCCTGGACGGATGCCATCACTCGTTTCATTCCAAATTCCATAGTGGATCCCTTCTGGGCCAGTCAGGCCATTGGTCAAAACTCGATTAAAAATGTAACGCTGGCTGTTGGTCGTCAGCCGGTTTGTACGGATAACACTGTCCTTTCACGTGCTGCTCTGCGGCAGCTGCTTCACAAATCGCTTCGGTTTTATAGAGACCGAGCATGATGTCTGAGCATTCCCCGGTGAGGGCGCAGACTGGAATGATTAAGGCGAAGAACATGCTCATGCGTTGAGTTCTGGATTGCCTTTCTGCGCCATGAAGTAGCAGAACTTGCGGATCAAGACTTCAACGATGTTAAGGCGAATGGCCTGCTGTTTTACGGGGTTACGTGCATAGTCGATCATGGTTATCTCCTTATTGCCATTTGCGTCTGGCCGACGGAACGGTAAAGCCTGCTGCGCGATTGTTTTTGTCATCTCATCCGGTGTTTCGTATGCCGCCGGCAGCTACTTCGTGGGCGTCCTGCCTAGATGACTTACTTGCTGCTTGGTGTGGATATAGTAAAACCCATTTGGTGTTTTATTGTCAACACGTGGCGTGTTTGATAGAGGCGAAAAAATGCGAATTACGAATTATGGGCAATAAAAAAACCAGCGCTATGGCTGGCTTGGTGATTAAAAGGGGGAGAGAAAAAAATTAGTTATCGGATGCTTTAAACCGTCCGCGGAGATACTTCTGTACGTAATCATCAATCTCTTTGAGCCGAACCTCGAACAAATCAATCATTCGATCCTGCTCACTTTCTGGCAGCTGATCAAAGAGCTCTATAAGATGGCGATGGCGTGCTGTTATCCATGACTCTGTCGAATCAGCACCGAAAACCAGGTCTGCTGGCGCTATCTTTAAAGCCTTAGCAAGGGTAATGGCGTCGTCAATACCTATTGTTCTGCTGCCTGATTCATAATTTCCAACACGCGACTGAGCCCACCCGCATAACTCCGCAAGCGCCTTCTGCGAAATACCTTTTTGCTCTCTGGCCCGTTTTAACCGGGCGGCAATCTGATCATTCATGTTCATAAAGACGTTTTACCACGTTGCGTGTTATCACTCAAAAAACAAACGGTGTTGACAATCAAACACGCAGCGTGTTTAATTCTCTCATCGCATTCATAACGAGGTAGCAATGAACAACATCGCAAAGACGAGGCAATCCCTCGGGCTCACCCAAGACCAACTGGCTTCAATGTTTGGCTGGCGGCAGTCGCGTATTTCGAATTACGAAAATGGAACGAGAAAGCCAACTCTCAACGATTGCAGGCTCATTGTTGAGAAATTTAATCAACTGGGCGCCGAATGCACACTGGATAGTATTTTCCCGCCAAAAAGTGATGACCAAGGTGACGAGAATGCAAACAGTAACGTTTGAACATCTTAACCGACAAAAAACCGCTTCGCTGAAAACGGAAAATCAGTATGAACCCCGCCGCAGAGACAACCTACGGTGTCAGGCGATCCTGACAGCCGTTCGTGAATGGGAGCTTACTCTGCCCGGCCAGGCGCAGGACGTTGTTACGCAGCTGGTGGCCGAGCAGTGGGCAAAAGAGGGTGGACGTGGGATCACTGTGAACAAACAGAACCTTTATCGCTACCTGAAAAACGAAACCAATTCCAGCAAGTACACGGCTTACGTCATGCAACTCGCGAATGCGATCAGCGTAGCAATGCCGATTGAGATCGCCAGAAAGCATGGTCTCCGTCAGGGCAAAACTGATATCGAGCTGGTGGCCGACGCAATTAAAGAGTGCGGCGAGCACCACCAGGCGAAGTTGCTGGGCCTGCCGACTAAGAAGCAGGCTAAGGAGGGTTTTGAAAACCTTCTTGCCAACGCAGCTCTCCTACCGGGAGAACTGGCCGGTGTGGTGATAGCTCACCTCCAGGCACTTGCACCACTTTTTACGTAATCGAGTTTTGACCAATGAGTTCTCCGACTAATAACCGCGAGGTGAGATATGCCTAATCCTTTGCCTAAGGCGATGCCTAAAAGTAAGGCTACAAATGAGCCTTACCGAAAGGTGAAGATCACCATGTGGGATGATCCAAAGTTTCGCGCGTTGTCACCTTTGCCGCCCAGCGGGCAAAGCCTGTTTATTTATCTGCTGACCAGCCCGTTCACCGGGATTATTCCGGGGTTATTCAAAGGCGGTCGCGCGGCGCTGGCTGAAGAGCTGGGGTGGGAGCTGGAAGCCTTCGACTCTGCCTTAAGCGAAGGCTTAGCTCTAGGCATGGTTAAAGCCGACCTGAAAGCCAGAGTTTTTTGGCTTCCTAAGGCGGCGGCACATAACCCGCCAGCTTCAGTGAATGTGATCAAATCATGGGCGCGGGCTTTCGAGTTATTGCCCGAGTGTGAACTGAAATGGGAGGCATGGGTAGCGCTACAGGCCGCGTGTTATGGAGTGTCTGAGTCTATGGGGAAGGCATACGACAAGGCTATGCCTTTGCCTAAGGATAAGGCTTGCCCTTTGCCATCAGGTATCCAGAAAGCAGTAAGCAGTAAACAGATCTTAAACCCCTCTCTTAACGCGGGCGCGAATGAAAATTCTGGTGTTGCTGGTTTACCAGAACAACCCGTTGCTCCGCGATACGTTGACGGTCTGGATGAACCCATCGGCAAATTCACGATGACAGCCGCCTGGTTGCCAAGCCGTGATTTCCGCCAACGCGCAGCCACGTGGGGGGTAGCTTTGCCTGATCCAGATTACCTGCCGACGGAGCTCGCGGAGTTCGCATCGTACTGGGAGTCGGAGGGGAAGGTGTTCACCCAGGTCCAGTGGGAACAAAAATTCGCACGGCACATCGTGCTGGTGAGATCGAAAAAACAACCGGAAACCGGAGGTAAGGCCAATGCAGGAGTTCGGGGAGAGCCTACAGCATCCAGAGCTGTTCAGCAGATTCAGTCAGCACACGCAGAGTGGAGGCGTCGCAATGGACTTGATGGCAACGGAAACGGCATGGCGCCTGTGGCAGGTCATGGGGGAAGTATTCTCGAACCGGTGGACGCAGAAGAATGGGGCGGAGCCTTCGGCGCTCTGGATAGCCCAGATCGGTTCGATGACTGAACAGCAAATCAGTCTGGTCTGCCAGCAGTGCATGGAGCGCTGTGCAGGTGGGAACACCTGGCCGCCAGATCTCGCTGAGTTCGTGTCGCTCGTTTCGGAAAGTGGAGCGAACGCCTTCGGCCTGACGTCCGACAGTGTCATGGGGGAGTATCGCCGCTGGCGCAACGAGTCCTATCGGTATTCAGGCAGCGACAAGTACCCGTGGCCGCAGCCGGTGCTGTATCACATCTGCATTGAGATGCGCAGAACGGGCGTGGAGCGCCAGATGACAGAGGGGGAACTTAAAAAACTGGCAGAAAAGTTGTTAACGAAATGGAGCAAGCACGTCAGTAACGGCCTGTCGGTACCGCCGATTCGCCGCCAGCTTGCAGCACCGCAGCACCCGGCAGGGCCAACGCCGGCACAGTTGCTGATGGAAGAGTACAAACGCCGCAAAGCGGCAGGTTTAACCAACTAAATCGAGTGATGACCAATGACCAAACCATTAAACCAGAAAGACCAGGTGGCGATTTTTGTGCGCTACCAGCCGAACTGCGCCGTCGGCGACGTTTCCGAAGCGCTGGATATGTCAGGCGCTACAGCAGGCAAGCTGCTTCGCGAGCTGAGCGACGATGGAGTGATAACCCGATCCCGTAACAGCGTCCAGTACACCTATACGGCGGTACCGCATGCCGATATTCCGGATGTAATCCTTCCGTGCATGGAGGAGAAAAGCGACCCGGTGAAGATGCAGGCCGCTGAGCAGAAAGCGAAGGCGCTGGAAGAAAAGGGGCTGTGGCGCCGAGCCGCAGCAGTGTATTCGGACATGTTCGGCATTGCCTGCAGCTCTGTCGAGGTTGCCCGGATTGCCAAACGCCGTAAAGAGTGCCTGCGGCAGGCGGGGAGGGCTTAACTGATGCCGAGACCAAAAACGCATACCGAGCGCACCCTGATCATCAAGCGGATTATCCGGCTTGTGAGCGAGGCGGGGCGGGTGACTACTGCCGACGTGGTAACGAAGTTCGGACTGCACCGCACCACCGCCGAGAAATACATCCGGGCTGCCGTAGAGCAGGGGAAACTTATCCGCCACGGGCGCTGCGGCGTCTTCCGCGACCAGCGGGCAGTTATCGACTTTGACATGGAACGTTATACGCACCGAGGAGCATCACATGAGTGATTCACTGAGCAACAAAGAGCTGGTGGCCGTTGGTCATCAGTTTGCGAAGGCGATGAGCAGCGACACACCGATCATCGATATGGCGAAGATTGTTTCCCGTCTGGCCGAGCGGCTGGACTGCATCACCCTGGCGCTGCGGGAAGCGACTAAGCAGCGTGATGCGCTGGCGGCTATGCAGCAGCAGGGTATCCGCAAAGCGCTGGATGAATGCTCCGAGTATCTCGACAGGGACTGCATCCTGGAGACAAACGGCATTAGCTACGAAGATGCTGCTCAACGAGAAATAGGTGCAGTGGCTCTTCATGATGCATTACTCCGCCAAGAGGCTGCCCTATGAGCAAATCATTAAATGCGCGTTGCATTCGTCGCTGGGAGGTTGAGTTCAAAGGCTGGTGCGATTCGAAAGTAAGTCCATGGTGGCGTAAACATCACCTTCGCACGTTCATCCGTGGAATTGCGCTTACTACTGCTGACTGCATGGTGGACCGTATGGCCTACAACAACGCGATGCATGATTTTTTCGCTGAAAATGGAGATGACACTGGCTGGTCTCCTGAGTTTTCTGTCTGGTACGGCAGCGGGCGTCGAGAACAGTACCGGAAAGAGGCTCTGAACTACCTCAATGAGGACGCTACTAACGACGAGATCGACGAAGAGATACAGAACGAGCTGGAGGCCTGGAATGACTGAATTCACCAAAGAGCAGTTAATCGATTGGGCGATGACCCATAAAAAGCGTGCAATTGAATACGCCGCAATCATGCCAAATGACGAATACGCGCAGAAGGAATTGGCGCTGTATGAAGCTGCACTGACAGCGCTGACGGCTCCGTCTGAACCGGTCTATCAATACCGCATCAGGAATGGATACAACGGACAGGTAACGGAGTGGCAAACCATACGCCGTGACCAGGTTGATTTTGTTTTGAAAGCCCAGCCGCACAATGCTGAGTTTCAGATCATCGCGCCGCCAGCGCCCCGCGTGTCGGATGGTTATGCACTGGTGCCGGTTGAGCCGACGATGGCAGTGTTGGACGAGTTCGATTCAATTATCGACCATGGGGCAGAAGACTCAAAAGATGCCTGGAGTAGGCTGCTCGCAGCAGCGCAGCAGGAGGTAAATCCATAAGCGTAATTGTATGGTGATCTGATAATTACCAATGCCCTGTATAAATTTATTATTTTTGTGCAGGGCGTTATTTCATTGATCTTGTAGTGTCACGGTCTGTGCACTTATTCTTAAGGAAACCTGATGATATTCATGCTCTTGGGGCCATATGAAATTCAAAAATAATTATCTGTTACTAGCTCTCATGGGTGCGGCAGGCGTGGCGCAAGCAGATAGCTTCGGTCGTATTATTAAGAACTTAGATCGCCCATATGCTGTAACCGTAAACAAGGATTACGACATAAGGTGTATCTGGACTAAAGACGATAACGGATACCTGCAGAGTGAGAACACTGCGAATGAGGGTACAGGGATATGCTGGGATAAAAAGGCGGTAGATGAGGCTGAAAAACTCAACGAGTCAGGGAAGCTAAAATGGATAACACCTGTTCCTATCGCTGAATTTTATACAGATTTGCATAACGCTTGTTTCTACGGATATATGGGAAAGCATACAGGGAATTGGGAAACCTATCTTGCCGATAAATATGCAAAGATGGTCAGTAAATATCGTGTGCAACCAGAGAAAGTGGGAAAGATCGGAAAGTCTTTCGACTTTGGTAAAAATGTCGCCTCAACAACAAATGATTGCTCGTTCATTGCAAAAAAAATGTTTACGGGAGAATAGTTGTTTTTGATTTTCCATGAACAACCAGCCATAATTACTTAACCAGAGCCTGAACAACTCTGGTGACCTCGCGCCTGGGAGGGGACTTCTAGGCCATGCTATATTTTTTAAAGTCAGTAACTTATACATTTTGCTTAAGCATTTTCACCTTCTTTGTCATATGCATTATGCTCGGGATGGAGAAAATTGACATGAGTGACATTGCTATAAGTACACTAGGAGGCGTAATTATTGCACTGATTAACTTGATGAAGGTTTTGATTAAGCAACTCAGTCATGGTACGCCTCGCAATAATTAAAAGCCTCCCCAAAAGGGAGGTTTTTTTTCGTTCTGAAATACATCCATAAGCTACAATGCTGTCCCGCTGCCGTCCCGCTGCCGTCCCGCAGCCGTTCGCTGAGGCGCTGGTACGTGCAAACCTGCCGGAGATGTGCGAACAGCGAGAACAGGCCGCATAACCTACCATACCAGCGATATGGGTATTCCCATACCGACCCGGTCAGGGCCTCTTCGGAGGCCTTTTCCATGAGCGCACTGTGGCGCTTTACTTTCTTTTTTTTCAAAATCGCCAGGCATTTTGTGCGCTTAAAACATTGATCAAATCAGCTCACAGGTATACTGTATGGATATACAGTTGATGCAGCGGAGGCAATTATGAAAGTTGAGTTAACCATTGATCGTACTAAAGAACTTCCTAAGGGCGCGGTTCCGGCACTGGAAAAAGAACTATTAAAACGACTCCAGAACCAGTTCGATGATTGCAGTCTGGTGATACGTCGCGCAGGATCGGATGGGTTAAGTGTTTATGGTGGTGAGAAAGAGGTTAAAAAGACAGTTGAAGAAATCCTTCAACAGACCTGGGAAAGCGCAGACGACTGGTTTTATTGATACAGCATGCAATTAGTTTCCCGGGTGGAGGGGTGCGGTGAAAGAAACAGAAGAATTACCAAAAAAGGGCTATGCGGTCATCAGATGTCACGATGGGGTTATCGTTGCACGACTGCACACATTTCCGGAATGCGAGCGAGCGTTAATGTACAGACGTGGTGACGAAGTATCGTTTATGCCGCTCCAGCCTGATGAAATTGTAGGAACGCCGACACTCTTCACGCTCATGCTGGAGCGGGCTGGTTATCGCGTTTCGCAGAATTCTGTTACACTCCCGTCATAGGCCTGAACAACCTATACCTGCTGCGCCACTGGAGAGAGACCATGGCGCAAAAACCAATCAAACAGACACTTAAACTGACCTCTTCCGGGGCCAGCGATTTCTTTTTGCCTGCGCGCTACCAGGTGGCGGCATGAAGAAAACCAGCTTCATTCACACGCAACTCACCTCGAAAGAAGTGGACGAACTCGAGGCCCGCTATCGCGCCAATGACGTGCGCACTGCGCGAAGCCTTGATGTCGATCTGATCCACTGGACGCTCACCGCTTATCTGCCGGAGGCCAATAAAGCCCCGCGGCAGGATAAGACCTTCCAGCAGCCGATCTGGAGGTGAGCGTGAAGACCTATAACATCACCCCGATGGGCAAGCCCAGAATGACCAGGGCAGATAAGTGGAAAAAGCGCCCGGAGGTTCTCCGGTACCGCGCGTTCTGCGATCACGTTCGGCTGCTGGGTGTCGAATTGCCGGAAGCTGGCGCTCACGTTACGTTCATCCTGCCGATGCCACCGAGCTGGAGCAAGAAGAAGCGCCAGGCAATGACGGGCAAACCCCACCAGCAAAAACCAGACAAAGACAATCTGGAAAAAGCGTTGATGGATGCCATCTATGCTGATGACTCTCATATCTGGGATTCTCGCGTGACAAAGCTCTGGGGTGAAGAAGGGCAGATCATCATCGGGGAGATCGCCTGATGCGCGCCTTACTGAAACCAGTAGTTGCCCGGGAGATGGGAGTTGTGCTGTTAAAGCCCGGCAGCGAGCTGATGAGCATGTTCAGTGGCGGTCGTGTGCTGGTGGAGAGCCAGCCCGCCAGCATGGCAAGCTTCGCTACAGGCCGCGTACCCGATGCGCGCCAGCCGCTGGCCGGTACTGCGGCACTGCGCCCCGTTCTTCCTTCACGAAAAGGTGATCACCGCTGCTGGTGGGCTGAGTGGCCTGGAATACTGGTTGCTACGTCACGGCGACAGCTGCCAGTACCCGCACAGCGATTACCACTACCACGAAATGACCACCATGCGACATGCACCCGGTGCAATCCGGCTGTGCGGCCACTGCGACAATCAGCTGCGCGGGCAGCACACCGAACGCCTGGCGGAACTGGCGCGCCAGAACGTCATCGACTGGGTTCTGGATATCGCCCGGGTGGCGCTGGCGCTCGACCGTTCACGCGAGATTTCTCTGGCTGAACTCTGCTGGTGGGCTGTTCGTACCGGGATTGCTGATGTGTTACCGGAGTCAGTTGCCCGCGAAGCTCTACGCCTGCCAGCCGCGAAAGAAACCTTCCGCGAAAGCGAGATCGTACCGTCAGTACCGGCCACCAGCATTATTGCCGACAAGGCCCGCGCGCTACCTCCACCAGCACCAGCGATTAAGCCAGTCGTTGCCCTGCAGGTAGATCCCGAATCCCCGAAGACCCTGATGAAGAGGCCCAAGCGGGACCGCTGGGATAACCCCAAATTTCTGGCATGGGTTAAGACGCAGCCCTGCGAGTGCTGCGGCAAGCCGTCGGATGATGCTCATCACCTGATTGGCTGGGGGCAGGGTGGCATGGGAACGAAGGCGCACGATTTCCTTGTGATCCCTCTGTGCAGACAGCACCACACCGAACTACACAACGACCCGGTTAAATTTGAGCGCAACCATGGTGCTCAGCCGGCAATGATAATCAGATTGCTGGACCGGGCCTTTGCGCTCGGCGTTCTGGCTTAAGGGAGATGGCAATGAATCTCGACAGCGTATTAAAATTTTTTGCACCAAAAGGTATGCACATTTCGGACAGCGTCCGCGCAACAGCGGGCGATCAGTTAACCGTAACCGACATTATGGCGGCGCTGGGCATGACTCAGGCAGATGCCGGGATCGGCCTGGCCATGTATCTGGGGAAGGCAGGCATCAGCCCACAGGATAAAGAAGCCGCGATATCCTGGCTGACCGAATACGCCAAACAGCATGCGCCGATGGCGGTGCGTAAAGCTGCGGGTAAAAAGTTCCCGCTGTGCATGCGGATCCTCGTCCGATTCGCCTTCAAAGACTACGCCTCATCAGCTGCTGACAGTGTTGATTGTCCAAAATGTCAGGGCAAAGGCATCATCACCAAAACCAGCGTTATTACCAAAAGCCATTACACCATGCGCCTGCCTCAGTTTGCTAAGGATCTGGGCCAGTCTCCATCTGACTTCAAGGTCTCCCGTCAGGTTAAGGATGTGGACCACCAGCTGTGCGGCAAGTGTAACGGCACGGGCCAACTGAGTAAGCGCTGCCAGTGTGGTGGAACGGGGAAAACCCTCGACCGTAAAGAAACTGAGTTTCAGGGCGTACCCGTTTATAAGGAGTGCAAACGGTGCGAGGGAAGAGGGTACAGCAGACCTAAATCCTCAGTGGCGTACCGCGGCGTTCTGGCCGAGCTGGATAGCCTTCCTGATCGTACATGGCGCTACAGCTGGAAGCCGTTCTATGAAAGCCTGGTGACGAAATGCTTTCAGGAAGAGAGCAACGCTGACACTCAGTTGAAGAAAGTAACAAGAACGCATAATTCGATATAAATCTCACTATTTAGAGTCACGTTACTTGCAAAGTTGCCGTTTTTGTGTAAATTTGACGTTAACGATGGGCATTGTATGTTCAGAGTTAAGAAACCCGCCTCCGAGCGGGTTTTTTTATGCCTGCAATTCTCCGCGCCACGCTCGGCGCAATTCAACCACAGAGCCTTTCAGGGGTGAGCCATAGGGAACGGTCGGTGTGACTGTCTCTGTGGGCTGATCATTCCTGAGCGCTGGCTCACCCGCTAAAAGGAAAGTCACTATGTTCGGTTTCGGTAAAAAGGCCCGTAAAGCAGTAAGCGACATCAAAAAGTTCGAAAAACGCGATCTGGCGCAGGCGGTGGTAAACGCTGCTTACCTGGTGGCTTACGCAGATGGCGAATGCGAAGCATCAGAAAAGGCGAAGATTGAACAAGTGCTGCGCAATCAACCATCACTGGCGGCGTTCACCTCTGAAATCAACGCCATCAGCGCAACGATCGTAGGTCAGCTGGACACCAACTTTAAGATTGGTCGCCGTGCTGCGCTGCGTGAGATTGAAGATGTTAAGCACGACACACGCGAAGCTGAAGACGTTCTCGATGTGGCCGTGGCCATCGCAGAGGCTGATGGTGAAGTAGAGCCAGAAGAGCGCAAGGTGCTGGAAGAGATCGCTAACGCCCTCGGCCTACGTCTGGAAAACCATCTGTGATCGGCAAACTACGCTGGGCCGCAGCCGTGGTGCTGTTGTTCCTGGTTGTGGCCATCGACTTTACCAGCAAGATGATGTCGATCTTGGCAGATGGTGTGCTGGTGGCCGGAGTGATTGCGCTGCTCTGGCCCCTGATCAAACCCAGTAAATAACACTGTGCAAAAGGTCATTACGATGGCCTTTGACAGAGTGATACCCAGCCGCACAGCGGCATTCTTTCCCCTCATATTGAGAGGATTCACAGCACTGAGGGGGATCAATGTCCGATCCAATTTCCGGCACGGGCTTAGCCGGTGGCACTCTGGCGGGTGCCAGCGTTTATGGACTGCTGACCGGGACCGATTACGGTGTGGTGTTTGGCGCGTTTGCAGGGGCTGTGTTCTACATCGCCACAGCCGCTGATCTGGGCGCGGCACGCAGAATGGCATATTTCGTTGTGTCTTATATCGCCGGTATTCTCTGTTCCGGCCTGGTGGGTTCGAAGCTGGCTAACTGGACCGGCTACAGCGATAAACCTCTGGACGCCATTGGTGCCGTTATCGTTTCTGCATTAGCCGTCAAAATCCTGACGTTCCTGAATAACCAGGATGTCGGTTCGCTGGTGGCGCTGATAACGCGCCGGGGAGGTTCAGGTGGTTCTAAATGACCCGACAGCAACTATCAACGCGCTACTCTGCGCTGGCGTAGTGCTGACTCTAATGTTTTACCGCCGGGGGGATTCACGGCATCGCCCGTGGGTTTCCCGCTTGGCATGGCTGATTACAGTCACGTACAGCGCGGTGCCGTTAGCCTATCTGTGCGGCATATACCCTCATTCATCGTGGGCCACCATTGGGGCCAACGTCATTTTCCTTTCCGTGCTGGTGGCCGTCAGAGGCAACGTTGCGCGCCTGGTTGATCATCTGAGGCAATAATGAACCAAACACAATTTCAGAAGGCGGCTGGTATCGGCGCCGGGTTAGCTGCGCGATGGTATCCGCATATCGACGCAGCGATGAAAGAGTTCGGCATTACCGCACCGCTGGATCACGCCATGTTCATCGCCCAGATGGGCCATGAATCCGGTGGCTTTGCCCGGCTGGTGGAAAACCTGAACTATGCGGCAGACAGTCTGGTGTCAGTGTTCGGTAAGCACCGCATCACAGCACAACAGGCCGCAGCCCTCGGCAGAACGGCCACGCAGCCAGCTAACCAGAAAGCGATCGCCAATCTGGTGTATGGCGGAGAGTGGGGCAAAAATAACCTAGGCAATCAGGTGGCTGGTGACGGCTGGAAATACCGGGGCCGCGGCCTGAAGCAGATCACAGGCCTGAGCAACTATCGCAACTGCGGTCAGGCGCTGAAGCTGGATCTGGTAACCCACCCCGAGCTGCTGGAGCAGGATGTCTACGCTGCCCGATCAGCTGCATGGTTCTACGCATCCCGCGGTTGCCTTCTTCATTCGGGCGATGTGGAGCGCGTAACACTGATCATCAATGGCGGTCGCAACGGGCTGGATAAGCGCCGCATTCTGTTTAACCTGGCAAAATCCGTGCTGGTGTGAGGTCACAATGGGTATCGAAATGATCATTGGGCTGGCTGCAGCGGTGATCGCTGCTATCGCTGGTGCATTCGGATTGGGTCACTCACGCGGCACCAGCAAAGCCGAAGCAAAAGCAGACCAGCAGCGCACCGAAGATAACGCCGCAGCAACGGTCGCAGCAGCAGAACGTCGGGTTGAAGCAACGAAAGAGGCCAGCAATGTACAGCAGACTGTTAACCATATGCCTGATGACGATGTTGATCGCGAGCTGCATGACTCGTGGAAGCGTCCCGGTGGTGGTTGATACTGCGTGTGACTGGGTAAAGCCAATCTACCTTACTGATCACGATATCGATGTGCTGGACCGCCAGACGAAGAAGGACATCCTGGCGTATAACAAAGCGTGGCAGGCGAACTGCCAAAAACAGGAGTGAATCATGCTGCTGTGTTCACATTCAATCGCGGGGAAATTTCCATACCCGCCAAAAAGAGAGCAACCGATGAGCGAAGCAAAACCGCAGGATGGCAGTACCGTTAAGGGCTACCGAGAACTGTCTTTTGGCGAAATTGGCAAGATGAACCAGTTTAAGGATCTCAGCCGCCAGTTTATTAAGTTGCTGCGTGAGCATGTAGGTGATGTACAACGCACTCCTCACGACTGGGAAGCCGTTGAGTGGATACGCCAGGCAGAGCTCGATATGAAGCGAGCCTGTATGGCCGCCTGCCGATCAGTCGCAAGACCAGATGACGATTGCTAACTAATTCGTGAGATCAGCGGCATGTGGTGTACTGGCTGGCATCTTAACTGGCAGCGCTTTCGTTATTGGCGGAGTCGAATCGGATTCGAGACGGCATTTTATAAGCTGAAAGAAGAGGCGCATCGCGGCGACCTCGGTAACTTTCGACGGTAAGTCATTACAAAGCTCATCTGCTGGTGGGCTTGATAATGGTTCAATCACAACAGGAGCACATATGGCAAGCGCCGAACTAACCCCATCGCAGCAGATCCGTTTCGGTCTGCTCTCGGCAGTGAACTTTGATACCGCTGCAGCTGCAGAGGCCATCAAGTTCGTTGAAGACGACCAGTTGAAGTATCAGTTGTTCATTCAGCATCTCAATCGCGTAACCAGCGAAAATGGCTTGGTTGCCCGTACTACCAAGGCAATTCAGGAAGCGAAGGAGACCCTCATCCTTTTCCCCTTCGAAGAGTCGTAAAGGCATTGCAGAAGCTCTTCACTGAGGGGCTTCGATAATGCATATCCCCTCTGGCGGATAAATCGAAAATATCCTCTGTAGGGGATGGCGCAATGCAGCAAGCATTCACTGAGTGCCTGTGATAATGCTTTGATGCAGGTTACGTTACCTCTCATTATTCATTGCTACTACATGGACAAAGGTGACATTCTCCTTGTGGGTATATGGGATGTCCAAATAACTAAAGGAGGTTGATGTGGCTTATTCAAAATTAGTTTTTACTGTCGTTTGCAAAGATAACGATAAATATGAAGTGTATGCTCAAGGAGAGCATGCGAAACCTGAACGCATCATTCATTATAAGCTTCGCGAAAAGCTGAATAGCGATGATGTAAACACTGGAACGGAGTACGAATGGGTGGTAGTAAATCCCAATATGCCGCTGCCTAAAGGTCAAGAATATCAAATAGCAAGCAACCTGCTTTGGTATTTTGGGGATTTATAGCTTATTTGCTTCAAATCTTTTTTCTATAGCCCCGAAATGCCTCGGGGCTTTTTTATTGGAGCCAACAATATGCCAGCAGCTATCCCGCGCGCCTGCCGTAAACGCGGGTGCTCCGGCACCACCACAGACCGTTCCGGCTACTGCGAGGCGCACCGTAACGAAGGATGGCAGCAGCACCAGCGAGGGCTGAGCCGCCACCAGCGTGGCTACGGCAGTAAGTGGGACATCATCCGCGCCCGCATCCTTAAGCGTGATCGACACATTTGCCAGCAGTGCCTGCGCAGCGGCAGGCCACGCCCTGCGGAAACGGTCGACCACATCACCCCGAAAGCTCACGGCGGCACCGATGAAGACAGCAATCTCGAATCGCTGTGCTGGCCATGCCATAAACGCAAGACCGCGACGGAGAGAACCCGATGAGCTATGCGCGTTGCACCTACAGCGGCTCGACGCTGCACACGGTAGCGAATTGCCCAAAGACATGGGGAGGATCAGCCCGCCGTGCGAACCTGCGCTGCGGTTACTGCGGTCAGTCAGGCCATAACTCCAGCGCCTGCCCGCACAATGCCAGCAGCGCGCGGCGCCGCAACCTCAGTGATGACTTCCATCTCGACTGATGTAATGCAAAATGGTTTCAAATGCAATCATTCTGATGTGAATGATATAAATTCTCACTACCGGGGGAGGGCGGGTCAAAAGTTCAGGCCCCTGCCTGCTAAGGACCGCCGCCTCAGTCAGATTTTTACACCCGCGAAATATAAAATTTAACTGGAGCGTCTATGGCTGGAGCGACGGGCCGATCCGGACGCCGCGCCAAGCCGACTGCCCGGAAGTTGCTGGCAGGCAATCCGGGTAAGCGCGCCCTCAATAAAGAAGAACCCTCCTTCACACCCATAACCGGCGTTGACCCGCCCGAGTGGCTCAGCGAATCCGCTGCGACAATGTGGAGAATGGTCTCTAATGAGCTGTGCGCGCAGGAGGTTTTGTGCGCCACGGATTTACACAACCTCGAAATGTTTTGTGTGGCCTATGCCAACGCCCGCGCTGCGCAGGTGGACGTTGCTAAAAACGGAATCACCGTAACCGGCGCAATGGGCGGTGTGATCAAAAACCCGGCGCTGACCGTGCTGAATGAAGCAATGCGGCAGATGGCCTCCTTCGGAGGCATGCTCGGGCTGGACCCCAGCAGCAGGCAGCGTCTGATTGGTGGGAACAAAAAACAGTCGGACAACCCCTTTAAAAACCTATGACGCGCAAAGCCTACCCTAACGTGAACGCCGCAAATCAGTATGCCCGTGACATCGTCCGGGGGAAAACTGTGGCGTGCCGCTACGTCATCGATGCGTGCCAGCGGCACCTTGATGATCTGGCGAAAGAGAAAACGAAAAAGTTTCTTTACCGGTTCGATAAAGATCTGGCGGAAAAGGCGGCAAAGTTTATCCAGCTTCTGCCGCATACGAAAGGCGAGTGGGCCTTCAAACGCATGCCCATCACCCTTGAGCCCTGGCAGCTGTTTATCGTCTGTTCGGCGTTCGGCTGGGTACGCAAGGGCTCGAAGCTGCGGCGTTTTCGCGAGGTTTATACCGAGATCCCGCGTAAGAATGGTAAGTCGGCGATCTCTGCCGGTGTGGCATTGTTCTGCTTCACCTGTGACGACGAGTTTGGCGCGGAGGTTTACTCCGGCGCCACGACGGAAAAGCAGGCGTGGGAAGTATTCCGCCCGGCGCGCCTGATGTGTAAACGCACCCCGGCGCTTTGTGACGCGTTTGGCGTG